GAAACGGGGTTTTATGGCAGCCTGGGAACATGTGGCAGCGCTTACCCTTCTATGTGAGCCCCTTATACAATTGCAGCCCCTGGGCCACTCGCTAGCGCTCGGCAATACCCGCGCCAATCCCCGGCGCCATGGTCCCACCCTGATCAGCTGGCCACCGGCCCCAGGTCAAAACCCACCGACCAGGCAACACACAAAACCCCCACGGCTTGACCAGGGCGCCACCAGCTGCAGCACCGGCCCAGGCAAAAAAGCTGCTACCAGGTAACACACCAGGACCACCGACCCGGCCACCAGGGCGCGCGCCGATACCCTACCCCCTAAAGAATCGATACCCTACCCGGTAGACTAAAAAACCCGCGTTTTTACTGTCGCGAATGTGACAGACAGAGGGCTTGACAAGATGCTACATTATCTCCCAATGCACCAGCCAGGATGCAGACAACAAACCAACACGAAGGGAAACGCAAGATGTACACAGCACAAATCGACGCCCACGGAAACGTCATTGTTTGCAGAGGGGATGACCAGCGCCGGGGCTATCGCATAGCCTACACCGGCACCTATAACGAGTGTCTTATGTTCAAAGCATTAAGGGGCCAAGCATGAGCACACACGAAACCATCATGCGCCAAGCGCGCCGGGAACTTGACGCCGTGCGCCCGGTTAACTACCAGCTCACGCCGGCGGAGTACAAGCGCCGCATTTATTTAATCAACGACGAAAAGAACCAGCTACGCGCGGCCCTGGGCCTGGCAGCAATAACCACCCAACCAACAACCGGAGATTTATTCCAATGAAACCCCTATACCTCATCGCATGCAGCGCCGCCAAGCTGGACCGCACCGCACCGGCCGCCGACCTTTACCAGGGCCAGGCATTCAAGCTGGCCAAAGCTGCAGCCACCCGGGCCGGCGCCGACGTCGTCATTCTCAGCGCTTTGCATGGCGCCGTTGACCCAGCGGCCAACCTGGCACCCTATAACAAAACGCTGGCACAAATGAGCAAGCACCAGCGCGCCGTCTGGGCCGCAATGACCGCGCAGCAGCTGCAGCAGCACAAAGGCCGCCCGGTGGTGATCCTAGCCGGCAAGCACTACGCCGCCGCCGTTGAAGGCTGGCCCAACGTTTCCCGCCCGCTCACCGGCCAAGGTATCGGCCAGCAGCTGCACACCCTCAAACACTTAAACGCTTAAAAGGTCCAACATGAGCAAGCTTCAATTTCTTATCGATTTACTCACCCTGGAGGATTTGCGCAAATACCAGGCACAAACCGACAAGCTAATGTGGATTGAAACCACCCTGCTAGACCCTAACGGATTGAGCCGCCGCCACGCCGAAAAGGTCGAGGCAAAACTATTGGATTTGCTCCAGGCTTACAACCCCACCAACTGAAAGGCACCCAATGACACCCGAAGCAATCCGCGATTATTACGACACACACCCAAACTTGACGCTGCAGCAGCTGGCCACCATAACCGGCCACACCGTCGCAGAACTTAAAAAAATCTTGATGAATTGAAAGGCCACCAATGACCGCACTCACCACCCCCGACCAAATAGCGCGCTACCGCCTGGCAACACTACGCGCAGCGCTTAAGCTGGAAATTGCCGGCATGAAACGCCGCGGCCCCAGCGCTTATGCAATCCTTAAAACCGAGGGATTCACCGGCACCCGCGCCGACATCCTGGAGCAAATCAACAAACAATTGGAGAATCAATAATGGGAAACCGCGCAGTAATTACATTCAGCACCGCCAACAACGCGCCCGCGATATACCTTCATTGGAACGGCGGCCGCGCCAGCGTAGAGGGTTTTTTAACCGCAGCGCGCCAGCTGGGCCTACGCCATGCCCCAACGGCCCAGGCACAAACCGAAGCGCTGGACCAGCTCGCCGAAATGTTGGCCCGCTTTTATTTCCGCTGCAATGTTGGAATGACAGTTTATAGGCTGCACTTTGCCGGCAGCGACCGCGACAACGGCGACAACGGAACCTATGTGCTGGGCCAAGATTTAACCATCCTGGCCCGGCTGCACCACACCCGCGGCGAAGAAATCAACCAGGCAAAGACGGCCGCAATCGTCGAACAGATCACCACCACCGCCCCCGCATTTAACTAAAAGGAGAATTAATTATGGGATGGACCTCTTACACAATCGACACCGCCGCAACCACCGACGCCGTGCTACGCCGGGAATTCACCCAGGCCGGCACCGATGGCAGCCGCTGGGAAATAACCGACACGGCCACCATTGGCGCGACCTGGTACGCAATCAGCAAACGCACCGACCCCACCGGCGCCGCGCATTATTCCGGCCTGGTATGCCTGACCGAGCGCCGCAAGCAGCGCAACGGCCTGACCGAATTTTTTTACAAAGACATGAGCGAAGACTGCGGCCCCCACGCCTACGCATGCCCGGCCCGCATCCTGGACCAGCTCGACCAGCTCGCGCCCAATCCTGGAGGATACGCGGCCGGCTGGCGCCAAGCATGCCGGGACCATGCAGCCAACAAGCGCGCCAAGGCCAAGGCCCGCGCCAAGCAGCGCGCCGAAAGCATGGCAAAGATTGAGCGCTTTATTTCCGACCGCTTTTTATCCGTCAACCTGGGAGCCTAAAAAATGAATCAATTTCACTTTATCCGCAGCAGCGGGAACCGCAAAACCGGCCCAATCCCGGTTACGTATAGCACGCGCAGCTCATGCCCGCCCAGCTGCAGCCACTACGGCGAAGACTGTTACGGCGAAGACTTTTACACCCGCATGACCTGGGACAAGGTCCCGACCCGCGGCCACGATATCGCAGCACACGCGCGCGCAATCGCCAGCCTACCGCCCGCCCAAGTGTGGCGGATGAACGTCGCCGGGGATTTACCAGGTGAAGGGGAAACAATCGACGCCTACCAGCTCGGGGAAATAGTCAAGGCCAACAGGGGCCGCCGCGGGTTCACATACACGCACAAACACCACCCCGACGCGCTGCTATGGATACGACACGCCAACGCCTGGGGCTTCACAATAAACCTAAGCGCCGACGACGCCGGCCACGCCGACCAGCTGGCCAACACGAACGCCGGCCCGGTCGCTTGCATTGTGCCAACCGACACGCCCGAAATCAGTTACACGCCCGAAGGCCGGCAGATTGTGATTTGCCAGGCACAGACCCGCGACGGCGCCACATGCGAGAGCTGCGGAAATTTTAGCCCCTGGTGTAGCCGGGCCGACCGCGCTTTTATCGTAGGTTTCCGGGCCCATGGCAGCAAAGCAAAACAGACCGACGCCAAGGCGCGCCGGGTTATCCCAATTTTGAAAGGTTGAACATGTTGAAAAAGATGCGCGCAAAGTACCCAGGCAAATGCAGCTTATCCGGCGCCCGGATAAACCCCGGGGATTTTATTATTTACAACACCGACACCCGGACCGCCGAGCTGGAGCCCGACGACGACCGCATGACCTACACGACGGACCGGCCCAGGGTTAGTGACGTTTTTAATTTTAGCGGCCGGGAATTCTACCGAAACAAAAAGGGCCGGTGCGAAGACGCGCCATGCTGCGGCTGCTGCACCATTTAACGAAAGGTAAACCATGCACGACCCCATAATTTTCCCCGAATGCGGCGCCGTAACCGATATCGGCCAACTAATCGGACCACAGACCAATGATTGCCCCGAATGCGGCGCGCAAGCTTTATTTAATGAAACCCAGGAGCCTAAACAATGAACCACCCCGAAGCAGACTATATCAACGCCGGCGCGCGCTACCAGCTCGCCAAGACACCGGCCCAAACGATAGCCCAGGCCGGCATGCTGCGCCGCATGCTGGAATCGGAGCAGATCGACGACCGCGCCGAGGCCCGGCGCCTGATCGAAACCGGCCGCGCAGAAGCGCGCCAGCGCTAGGAGTCCATCCGGTGAACAAACCCCACGCCCTCACGCTCGCGCTGGTTTTAGCTATAACCGCGCCTGACAGAAAACGCGCCCGCGACTGTGTCGCTATGGCCGAGCAACTAGCCCGCGGCATGACGCCCGAGCAGGTAGAAACATGCAAGGCCCAGGCCTTGGAACTAATCGACAACAACTAGGAGTTCATCCGATGATCACAAGAGAAGACAAAATTTTAGCCCTGACTCAAAACGAAATCGATTGGTTTTTGGGTAATGGGGTGGAGCTTAACCTGGTGCAAGAAGTCACAGAATTTTTTGCGAAAGGAGGTTTCACCACTTGCACCGATGAAGAAATCAACGACCAGTACAACCGGTTAACCGCATAAAGGAGTCCATCCGATGACCGACATACAAGACCGCTGGACCAAAGCCGCCGCCGAATTATTGGTGGGCCGCCGCATTGTGTCCGTTGATTACATGACCGAAGAGGACGCCAACGAAGTAGATTGGCACCACCGCCCGCTCATCATTACGCTAGACAATGGTCTGCGTTTTTACCCAAGCCGCGACGACGAAGGCAACGGCGCCGGCTCCCTGTTTACGACCAACCGCAAATTACCAACTATTCCATCAATCTAAAGGAGAATTTATTATGGGTTTCTTTTCTAAAACATGCGCAAAAACACACCTGCCAATCGTCGCCAACTTGAAGGACATCCCCAGGCTTAGCGAGGTGGTAGCGCTGCTGCCCAATGGCAAAAAATTTACCGGGTCTTATGACGGATACGGCCGCGTCGCCGGTGTCGGCCTGGTGGAAACCGCCAGGGGCCGCTTCCAATGGCCCGAGGTGAAGATGGTCCTGGCCGAGTACTACAACGGCGAGGAATATAAAGACCTGGGCCGATCAGGGGATGAGCTGGCACAGGGCTGGTTTATGGATGAACTATTCTTGCATCATTGCCTACGCAACGGACCATTTGAGAGTTACGCCGAATACAAAAAGGCGTTCAAGAAATACGCGAATTGGTAAGAGGTCATCCGATGAAACAAAGTTACGAAACCGCACTCGACATTCTCACGGCCGTGGCTATCGGCGTCGGCTTTGCTGCGCTGCTGGTGGCCTGGTGGACGTCGTGAAATACTGGGTAACCATCATCCGCGAGCATCAAGTTACGCTGACAATGGAGGCGGCCAGCCGGTTAGATATCATCCGGCTGGTCACCGACCTGGCTTTGAAATATGATGCCATGGACGGCAAACAAACTAAGATTGTGAGCATTAATGAAGAAGCGCCCAACACTATTCGCAATATTCCTGCATGAGGAGGACGGCGTCGTTACTGTGTCGGCCGATTATCTAGGCCTAGGTCAGGCTTCGTTTGACCTGGGCATCGAGATAATGACCGGCATTAAAGAGCTGGAGCGTGAACACCCGAAACAGTTCACGGTCCGGCCCATTCAGATTTCAGAGTATTACAACTGACCGGGTCAGGCTTTGGGAAAACTTGAACAACCCGAGCCGCCGGTGCGTGTCGTTGGCATCCTCTCCCTCGACATCGCTCATCCAATACGGCCAGCCGATTTGCTTGGCCACCCGCTCGCCGGTGCCGCTGGTATCGTTGTCAGCAATGACCACCCCAGCCGGCAACCTGGCAGCCACCTTCACCATGTTCCCCGCGCTGAAACAAACATGCAATGTGTAGCGACGCTTGAGCTGCGACAAGGCCAGCCGGATAGACAACGCCGTGGCATACCCCTCGACCAGGATGTGCATCCCTTTGTTGTTGAATATAAATTCAGCTCCGCTCGTGCGCTGGCCGGACAGAAACTTCTTCCCGCCAACCTGGTCAATTAACTGTACACCCACTAAGTGTCCATCCGACCGCATCGGAATGACCAACAGTTGCTGACCATTGAACGCCCATACATTCCCCTGCTCTTCCGGGAAACCTTTCGCTTTCAGATAGTCATGCCTACCGAATTGACATTGGCCCAGGATCCAAGCCGCCTTGCTAGCCGCCTCCTTCCCCTGCTTTTGTCGCTGCGCTTCGGCATCATTGGCTTGCTTCTGTATGCGCACTACATCAGCCGGTTTCAATTCATCCGCATGCCACACGGCCACCTCCGTGCCGGTCGCCCAGTTCTGCACGAACGCATGGGTTCCCATGTACTTGACCGCTCCGTTCCTACTGTTTGGGTGATCATCCGTCGGGTATCGGCGCCAGTAACCAATCGGTGGAGGGCTATCAATCAGGATGCCATGCAGCTTGCAATAGCTAATCAGGTCAGTCATTTACCCTTCCCTTTCAGGTATGCAATCAGCCGGCTCTTGACAAACTTATCGAACGCAATATCAGGCGACGCCACCGAATCAGCTAGGCCCCTGGGCCACACCCCAAACTTATCCTTATAGCAATGCGCAGCGCGGCCGCTCGACCACCCGCGATACTTCACATACCATTGGCACATCGCCCAAAACGCTTGCTTGTTATCCCTGCTGGCCATCCCTTCCAACTCTTCCAATACACCAGGAATACTGCTTACCTTGTTCTGACGCTCGCGCACATGGCCGCAATGCAAACAGGTATCAGACCCGCCCGGCCACAGATGCCCGCACGATGGGCACTTGGATTCTTTCTTCTCGTCTTCTGTCTTTTCTTTCTTGGCCTTTTCTTTTCCATCATCCAGGACATCGACGCCGTTGTGATAGACCGCTTCCCAATCCTCCTGGAAGCGTAAGTAGTTCCCACTATGGTCCAGCCAGACAGCAAACTCTTTGTTGTCAGCCCGGCGCATGATGCGGCCCATCTGCTGGATATGCGACGATAAAGATTTGCTAAACGGCCTGGCCGACACGCCGATCATTACATCAGGTACATCAAAGCCTTTGGTCAGGATATCCGTGGCAATCAGTCCATGTATTTCTGTGTCCGGCCTGGCAAAGTCTTCAATCACATCCCGCTTGAACTGGTCATCATCCCGGTAGCTGACCGATACAAAGTTATAACCCTCGGCTGCAAACTGTGCGGCCAGGTCGGCGCCATGCTCGACGCCCGAACAGAACACAATCGTTTTACGAGGACCACCAAAGATTTCATTGGTCTTTCGGATCCACTCCTCGACAATGTTCCCGGTAATCTGCATGCCCCGCTTAGATGCCTCGGCCTGGGACCATTCGCCCGCCACCTTCTTGGCGCCGGTCATGTCAATTTCTTTGGCAATGAAGACACGTAGAGGCATCAATACCTTCTGCTCTACCAGCTCCCGGGTTGTGATGGTGTTGACGATGTTGTCATAGATATGGGCCAGCCCCTTGGTGAAAGGCGTGGCCGTCAGCCCGATGACCCGCACCTCCGGATTATTCTTAATGAAATCAACTGTCTGCTGCCGCGTTGTGTGGCACTCGTCCACAATCAAAAGGTTCAGCCCTGGGAATGAGCCCCTCTTTTCCAGCGTCTGAGCTGAGCAAACCTGGATGTGTTCATACGGCCGATAGCGCCAATGGCCTGACTGCAGTACCCCGTGCGGGATATGGTATTTTTCTAATCGCTCGCTGGTCTGGTCACACAGAATGATTCGGTCCAGCAGCATGGCTGCCTTGTTACCTTTACCCCTGGTTGCGTTGAGCAAAGCAATAGCCATTTCTGTCTTGCCCGCTCCGGTCGGTGCATAAAGTATCTGCGCGCGCTTTCCCTCTGCAAACCCCTGGCGTAGCGCTGCCAGGGTAGCGTCTTGATAATCCCTTAGTTGTAAACTCATTTTGATTCTCCGCTGCCGGCACACTATGCCCGCCGGCTTGGGCCTTGTTTATTCGTAGGCTTTAAGTTGTCTTTGTTGCATGGAAATCTGACGCTTGAGCTGCGCGTTTTCCAACTGGAATTTATCCCGGCTGGATTTAACCGCATTCATTTCTAGTTTCAGAATACGAATCTCTTCGCGCAATTGTTTGATCAAATCTTCCGCTGCTTTCTTTTCTTCGGCTGTCGCGTCCATGACTTTGACGGCCAAGCGGTCGGTTAATGTTTCATTTTGAGCAATCAGCTCGTCTACCATTTCCTGGCGGTGATCTACCGCTGGTGGCTCTGCTTTGGGTGGCTCAACCAGGGGCGCTGCTTTGGCTGGCTTAGCTGGCTTATCTTTCTTTTCGGGCTTTCGCTTCTCGGCCACATTGCCTTTGGGTGTTATGTATTTGCGCACGGCCGGCGCGCTTTCCCCACGCATCTTGGCAACGAACGGCGCAGACACGCCAACCTTCCTGGCAATTTCTGCATTGCTCCACTCGCCCCATTCAAAATCTTCTACGAAAATCATAGTGACCTTGCGCTTGTCGGCGTTGTCCATCGGCTGGCCGTGCAAGTTGTTGGCACTACTACCAAAGAACAGAGCATCCCTGGGGGTGCCTGTTTCTACCTCGCACGGGAAGGTGGCCATCCCAATCCGTAGGGCTGCGTGATACCGGTGGAATCCATCTGACATCCAGTAATCTGTGCCGTCAAAGAACACCCGCATCGGTGGGAATACTGACCCGCCTTCCAGGTCCGTAGCGTAGCGCATCACCGCTTCTTCTTTAATTGCTGCGCGCACCTGGGTGCCGCCGTCCAGCCTGATTTGTTTCAGTTCTAATTCTTTTCTTTCTAACATGTCGTTCCCTTAAAATGGTGCGTCGAAACCTATAAATTCATTGAGCTTTTGTTTGTAATGCCAAGCTTTAGCGGCATCGTCTGACCCCTCTTTGCGGCCAGCTCTCATGCTGTATTTGATGATGTTACCTTTCAGGTAGCCTATGAATTCTTGGCGGTTAAGCACAGATTCCATGACGGCCCAGGGCTGGATGCCGATCTTGTGATAGTGGTCGCCACCCACCTGATGCTCATCGGCTGATGCTTTCTCAATCATTTTCTTGCTCCTATATATTTAATCATCGCTTTAAGCTCCGCACGTAAGCAGCAAAGCTGCCCATGGTGTCCTTCTCAAACGCTTTGAAGTTGCTCACCTCCTTCGCCACCTCCTCAAGCGTGTCGTTCCTAATCTTGTTTGAGATCGGATCAAGTTGTTTTTGAATCATCTGACGCTTGCGCCATCCCAAGGCTTTTTCCCATACGTTTAGTTGTGCTTCGCTCATTGTTTGCCTTTCTGTATTCCAATACTTCGTTGAGTAAACGTTCCATTTCATCAGCTGCCATCAAATGAAATGGGCTGATCGGTTTGTGGCTTGCCATTGAGCGCATCATGCCAATGGTTGTTCGTGCAGTTGTTTCACTCAGCTTTGCCATCATCTTTTGCCTTCAATTGCAACCTCAATATTCGGTTTTCGTGCAGGGCGGTTTGCACCATCTGTAGATGCTCTTTATGGCGTGACTCCATCACTTTGACAAGCTTCTGAAAGTCGTTATCCCATGCGCTCATCTTGTCTGACAAAAGCTTGGCGTGATACCAAACGTATTCGTCGGTAATGCCTTCAACAGCAATGCTTTCTTCAATAACAAATTGTTTTGCTCCTTCGGGGATCATGTGTTTTTCTCCTTGAGTTTGTTGGAAATCAGGCTTGCGAATTGTTTAAGGCATATCTCATCGCCTAGCATTCCCTCGCCCAGTGGCAGGTCGTAGAACTTTTTGGCAACGTCGTCATAAACACGCTTGACCCAAGGAATAAGTCCGGCATCAAGAGCAAGTTGGTTTATCTCATCATCCGTCAGACCCCTCCAAGGGCGAACGTATTCTTGGATGTCATCGTCATCAGTCATGCTTGTCCCCTTGCTCGGATGGCGGTAGCAATATCTTGCCAATTTGCATATTGAGGGATGCGATGCGGTGTTGGCTCAGTCCCGCAAGCCACAACCACCTCATATTCTCCAATAGGCGTTTCAGCAATCTTGGCACACGCCTCACGCTCCTCGGCAACGACCCTCTCAACAAGAGCCATTAGGTGTCGGGTGCTTACGTGCCACGACTTGTACTCTCGGTCTTGGTCTATGGCCTCCGCCAACATATAGGTAATTTGTTCTGCGTTGTAAGTCATTGTTTCTCCTTGTTAAAGTACCATTTCCATCGTCGCTCTTTGGCAATCCGCAGCAGAGCATGTTTAACGTAATCCCCAACAGATAGCCCCATCTTGCGAATCATGTCTACCTCGGTCCTAAGTAATATGATCTTGCCAACTTTGTTTTGGCCCCTGACCTTACGGACTATCACGCCTGCCCCCGCAACTTCAGTCCTCGCTCGGCCAGCTTCTCTTTAATTTCATTCAGACTTCTGCGGCCTAGATTGGGCGTTTTTAGTAAATCATTCTCGGTGTAGTAAACCAGCTGACCGATTGTGTAAATCTCATCCGCCTCCAGACATTTAGAAGCTCTGACACTTAGCCCCAAGGATGCAATCACACCCCCGGTGTTGACATCGCGCAAAGCCCATTGATCAAGGATGTGCTGTCTACGATCTACCATTGCCTTTGCAAGGTCATAAACCTCATAAGTTTTCACCAACAAATGCGGTGCAAGACGCAACATTTCTATTGCAAGTTGGTCAAGTAATTCTTCTTTTTTCATGGTTGTTCCTTTAGCTGATCAATGTCCGAATGACATCTTTTAATTTGGAAATCTCTAATGCTTGGTCGTCAAGAATTTTCATAAGTTCTTTGACCGTGTTTTTGTTTTTAGTTGACTCTGGGAATTCAAAATTTAAAACGTCAGACTGGAGCCCGCGGGCTTGAAGGCTATGTTTTAAAAATTGAAATAAATTTACACGGCTAGAGTGGTGTGGAATTGCACCTTTTTCCCATCGTGCCAATGTTTGTTGAGAAACGACTGTCTTTGCAAATTTGGCAAGCTCCGAACAAAATTCTTGCTGAGTAAAACCCAGTGCAAATCTATCGGCACGAAGAGCCTTACCAAAATTTTCTTCGGTCATGCGTTCTTCTCCTTGAATTTCTCTTCAACAAGCACCTTGAAGATGAATGTGTTCAGGTGGTCCGTCGTCCAGTTCGGCATCTGCTTAATGATTGCGTTTGTTTCACTATTGGTCAGGTTCTTCCAGCGCTTCTTGGCTTTGCGCGGTTTGAACACAGGCACCCTGGGGTCGGCAAAGAATTCAGGCTCATCTTTCCATGCCGCCCAGGTAAACAACCAGCGCCACATGAGCTGCTCATTGCGGGCGGTGTACTGGTATAGCGCCATGCGTAAACATACTTCTTTAGCTGGCTTCATTTGTCGCGCTCCTCTAGCATGGCATCGGCTGCTTTGTATGCATCTGCTGCCAGCTGGTACACGTTGGGGTGCGCGCCGCCAGCCAACAACGCTTGCATCGCCGTGTTCGCAAAGTAGTCCCGCAGCGACATGCCGTCGGTGTTAATTGAAAAGCCCAAGATCCGCGACTCATCGTCGACCATGAACCTGGGTGTAGGGAATGCTGCTCCGCCTGTTTTCTCTCTCATATTGATTCCTTTTTGGTTTCGTTTCTGATTGCCCGCCTGACAACTGTTTCTGTTACCCCAAATCTTTCTGCAATTTGTCGGTACGAAAGCCCCTGTTTACGCAGCACAATCGCTCGTCTTACATCTATTGGTGTCGCCGGCCGGCCCGCGCCAATCCTAGCTCCGCCGTGTTTTGTCATACGCCTCTCCTTTAAACTTGAAATCGACTATACACGTATTCAAGATGGTTTGCAACAGGTTGTTCCTGTTTATTTATAACAGGCAGTACGTATAGCGATAGTAGACCCCCGAGACTCCCGACCTGTACCCTTGTGGACAGATATGTGGAAGTCACCAGCCAGTCGAAACCTGCTGCTCGCGGAACGTCGTATTCAATTGTCGACCGCCCGTGTCGTGGGCCAGACGCTGATTGTCGGTTTGCTTGGTCGTTTTATGCAGTCGCTACGAAACGCTGCGGCGCCGGGGGTCTATTAAAGCGCCATCGGTTTCTTGAGTACGGCCCCGACATTGGCCTATTAGCTAACCCGCTCTGAGGGCTGGGCGCGAGAGGAGAGACTGGGACTGCTCACATGTAGCAGTGTTTTTTCAAAACTTTTCGTCCACTTTAAGGAGCTTGCGGCGCTAACCCGCAACACAACCCCAGTCTCAAAAACAAAAAAGCCGTTAATGAAACCCCGGTGAGAGAACACCCCAGCTTGTGGCTGACGCGCTACCCCAAAGGGGTCGGGATTTCATTAACGGCTCTGATTGCATTGGTTCTCACACCTAGCTGGATCAGAATATATCAAATAATTGCAGGGCCTGTCAATACCCCTGCAGAATTTTGGGTGATCTGGCATAGCGCCTGGTGTAATCCAGCCAATCCACCGACGCGCTGGTCGTCAATAAATATCTGTGGCATCTGGCGAACCGATGGCCCGCACTTCTCATAGAAAGCTGTGCGGCCGGCTTCATCATCGAGCATAACTTCTTCGTATGCCATGCCCTTGGCAGTCAGTAGTTTCTTGGCCGCATCGCACTGTGGGCAAGCTGATTTGGAATAGACAGTTATCTTCATAACAGCTCCTGTAAATTGTTAGTGGGCACATGAAGCAGTGTTGGCGCTAAAACCGAACTAAGGAACAACGCACGGCGCTAACCCGTTTACCACCAACACGTATGGGAACTTGGCTCAATCCCCATGCGTGTTGCCTCTGAAAAAAGTGGCCCCAGTTACGGAGCCACAAAACCAATCAAAGGAGAAACCAAAATAACAATCAACAAACCAACCAGCCCTCTGGAATGATTCCATATTACACACATTTTTTTAAAACTTCAACCGCATCTTCTACAGAATTAACAATAAATAAATTATTTCCTGGCCACTCATCATGGAACTTCTGTTCCGCCGCCGTCAGATCGCGGGCCGACGCAGCTTTACTGCCATCTTTTATTTCAAATAAAAGCGTGTAGCCGTTGTAATACACCAACAAATCAAACAGGCCGGCGTGATTAATCGCACGAACATACGCCCCACATTCCCGCAGGAATAGAACTATTTCGTTTTCATTATCGTCGCGCCTGGCAGCTCGTCGCATACAAAAGTCCTCATGTTGATTGGCGTTTATACCAGATATAAAAAAACTCTTGACGTACATGAACCTACCTGTTACATTCACACACAGAACAACCAGTCAGGAGAAAGCAATGGAAGAGAAAGCAACCGATCTGATGGACACCGGCTATGGGCTGGCCGCTCATCTTGTCGACTATTCAATGGACAAAGCAGATAACAACGGGATGATTGCATCCCTGGCCCTAGGTATGGCATACGCATCATTGATGTGTTCCAACCGTATCGATGAACAAAAAGCAATTGACCTGGTGCGCGGCGTCTATGCCCGAGCAGCTCATTTTGAATCACTGATAGGAGGCTCGCATGAAACTCACTAACAACTACAACCTACCCGAGACAATTGTCAATGTCCTAAAGCGCCCCACGTATAGCAAAGGCAAGGCAAACATATCGGCCACCGAACTACTCAATAGCCCCCGCGTTGTGCAGCTCAAGCGTAAACACTGGGATGACATTGAAGAGGACGCAGCCGACATGGTTTGGTCCCTATTTGGGACTGCCGTTCACGGCGTCCTGGAGCATGGTAAAGACGACCACCATATCGTAGAAGAGCGAATCCATACCGAAGTGGATGGCTGGAAGATATCAGGCGCCATCGACCTGCAAGAGTTGACCGATGCCGGCACCATTCTGTCTGACTACAAAGTCACCAGCGCCTGGGCCGTGATGAATGAGAAACAAGATTGGCATTCACAGTTAAACCTGTACGCCTACCTGGTTGAAAGCGTCAAGAAAAAGCCTGTATGCAAGGCGCAGATTGTCGCTATCGTCCGGGACTGGTCGCGTAGGGACGCTAAGACCCGCGAGGGTTACCCGCAAGCGCCGATTGTGGTAATAGACATTCCGTTATGGTCATTTGAAGAGCGCGAAGCATATGTCAAGGCCCGCGTAGCTCTGCACGAAGCAGCGTTCTTTAATGCAGAAATTGGTGGGAGCATTTCCGAATGCACCCCCGAAGAGATGTGGGAAAAACCCACTATGTACGCCGTTAAAAAGGACGGCGCAGCCAGGGCCAAGAGCGTTCACAAGACGCTTGAGGAAGCGCAGGCAGCCCTAGAAGTCGCAAAGACCAAGGGTTATGGCATCGAGGTGCGCGAAGGCGACCGCACCAGATGCTCTGGATTCTGTCAAATCGCCCAGTACTGTGATCAATACCAAACCTACCTCAAGGAGAAAGAATGAATGACGTTCAAAAGGCCGCACTGGACCGGTCAATCAAAACACTCAGCGCACTAGGCTGCACCTTTGCAATCGTAGACGCTGACAAAGAACTACACGGCAGCCCGCTTACAGTCTTGGATGAGCTTGGCTCTACCTATGCTGTGATCGACGCCGCCGGTGTTCGCCACGGCCTGGTCAGCGCCGTGTTAGAAAAGATGGAATGCCAGTACGTCATCACCACTAAAGATGGAATGAAGTACAGCAACACCATTGACAAGACGCCCGACCCAGTGGTTAAACCGCAGCGCGAATTCCCATACGGAGACACCCGAGCGTATGTGAAATCCTTTATCGGCACCATGCAGATCGGTGATACAGTCTCCATCCCCGCAGACAAGTACGGCGTCAGCAACATTCAAAACTCTGTGACGTCCTGGTTTGTCAGCACACACGGCAAGAATGCTTGCACTACTTTTCAAAACAAATCCACCAATTCGGTGGACGTTATGAGGATCGGATAATGCTGCAAAAAATTCAAAACCAAATCAAAGAATTCTTTCGTGAAGACCCACCAGTCTGCATCGAAACTGAACTCGAGGCCATTCGCCAACGCAATGAGCAACGCGTCAAATTAGCGATTGAAAAGCTCGGCGAGAAATGGGTTGGCCACCCTAACCATGCAGTCCAAAAGATTAAATTATGAAACGCAACACCTCAGAATCAGCGCCATGCGTGGCGCAAACAGCTTACAAACTAAAGGATGTAACCTATGTCCCGCATTACCGTAACTGCCACCTGTATGTAGGCCCCGGCTACCCCAAGTTCAACCGGACCACCTACTCCGCAGCCGAGCTAGTGCTTGCGGGCGCAGCATCCGTACACGAAATGTTGTGGAACAGGGCCAATCACGGCATCGTCAACGAAATCCACCCATAAGGAAAACAATGTCAGTTCATAAAAAACTCATGGCCGCCCGGGTCAAGCTTCTGGCCACCGACTTAAAGAAGTCGGGACGGAACACGTTTCAAAACTACTCATACTTTGAGCTGGGCGATTTCATCCCCCACATTCAAACCATCTTTAACGATATCGGTCTGTGCGGGGTGGTAACGTTTAACAACGAGTATGCCCAGCTGTGCATCACAGACGTAGATGACGGCACGGTCATTGTGATCACCAGTCCAATGGCAGAGGCCGCACTCAAAGGTGCCCAGCCGATCCAGCTCATGGGTAGCATACAGACTTATCAACGTCGCTACCTTTGGATGGCAGCGATGGAGCTGACCGAACATGACACGATAGACATGACGCCGGCCCCAGAGCCAAAGACCAAGCCTGAGCCCAAGCCCGCACCAAAGCCAGCGGAGAAACCTACAACACCCGAAACGATGCAAGGCGCCCCCGACTACTGGTCGCTTAAAGTGACAGCCAGGCCGGCTGGTGACGACAAGGAATGGTGCGGTTTGGTGGTGGACATGTCACGCATTGGCTTAACCCAGTGCGGCAGCGAAGCAGATGTCATGTCCCTCTTCAAGGTAAACCGCAACATCTTTGCACATTTCAAAGTGCTAGATGCCGACCGCTATGAAAAGCTTATGGCGGAATTTAAGAAAACCAGTGAATCATTTAAGGAAAAAGCATGAACTCAATTACAGTAGCCGGCACCCTAGGTAAAGACTCAGAGATGAAAAAAATGCCTAACGGCGATGCCCTGTGCAATTTCTCCGTAGCAGACGGCCAAGGTAAAGACAAGCCAACTATTTGGTGGAACTGCAGCCTGTACGGCAAGCGCGGAGAATCTTTGTCCCAGTACCTGGTTAAAGGTCAGGCCGTTACCGTGTCGGGCACCGTGTCTGAACGCGAATGGACTGACAAAGAAGGCAACAAGCGCAAGTCTATGGATGTTCGTGTGGGTGATGTAGCCCTGCAAGGCGGCCGCCGCGATGCAGAGCCGCAGCAAGAGCGCCGCGCAGCACCCAAGGCGCAAGCGTATGACGACAGTGGTGATGTGCCTTTCTGACCATGAAGACCAACAACTTTGAAGCCGTCAAGATTGCGATGACGCAGAATCGTACCGGCTACGTGTTGACCTTGTCCGTCCACCCCGACGAAGTACCGGAAGATATTCTGCGTGACTTTGTTGGGGCACGGTACCAGGTGGTCATGGTACGGCTGAATGCGCAAGAAGAACCGATGAACCGCGAGCATGAGTACGCCCGCGACCTGGTTCGCAGCGCCGGGATGCTGTGCCGCGACCCCCTCTTTCAAAAGTTTCTATGCCAAGCTGGCCAGACCTTTGGCGAAAGCGAAGAAGAAGCCCGGCAATGGATGCTGGATGAATTCCAGATCGCCTCGCGCGCAGAACTTAAAAACAACCCAGAAGCGGCCAGACAATACATGGCCCTGCAACAGGAATACCTAGCATGGAAACAAAGCGCCTAATCCCTTATTCGGTCCACCTGCGGGAGGACATCTACCATCAGCTAAAAGACGCTGCAAAGGGCCGTAAAGCCAGCGGAATCGTGCGTGACGCCATCACCATGATCATCGAGGGCGACGACGCCTTTAGCGCAGGGTTTAACAAAGGCCTACGCGAAGCTATGAAAGTGGTGCGTGATGACGTTTGGGCCAAGAGCCTGTCTGTTCACGGCGAGCTGATGTCAGAAGTTTTATCTGACCAAATCGCTGAGAAGCTTGGAGGCGAAAATGGCAACAAGAAAAAAGCCTGAAGGTATAGCAGCCCTAGCGCCCAAGCCACACAACCCATCCATCCAGGACATCACAATGCTTGACTGGTATGCGATGGCTCTCACGATTGCCTGGGTTTGCACCGACGAAGATCACGGAGCGGAAGCTGAAAAGATTTTTGACATGGCAGAAGCCTTGATGGCCGAACGGGAGAAACGCCTGTGAATAACAAGCTGACTGCCAAACACAGGCGCCACCTGGCTTTGGTAAAGGCTTTACCATGTAGCGTATGTGATGCACCAGGCCCCAGCGCTGCGCATCATGTAAAGCAGAACCAGCAGTACACCGCTGTCGCCCTATGTACCGACTGCCATCAGGGCCCGGTCATGGGATGGCACGGGCAGAAGCGCATGTGGGCCATCAAAAAGATGGACGAGCTGGACGCTTTAAACATTACGATAGAACGTTTGCTGGACAACCAATGAGCCCATACCGCATCACTGAACCAACGTGCATTTCTTTTTCCGGTGGGCGCACCTCGGCATACATGCTATGGAAAATCCTGGAAGCTCACGACATGAGCCTACCAAGCGAAGCTATAGTTTGTTTTGCTAATACGGGCAAAGAAGAAGAAGCTACGCTACGGTTCATTGATCGGTGTTCTAAAGAATGGGGCGTCAAGATTCATTGGTTGGAATACACCCACCACGAAGACGTCAAGCAAAGGTTTAAACAAGTTACGTTTGAAACGGCCAGCCGGGATGGCCAGCCATTCTTTGAGCTTATAGATCAGAACGGCAAACCCTTCCTGCCCAATCCCGTTGCGCGCATCTGTACCGTGCGACTCAAGCTTAATGTTATCCATCACTACTTGCTATCCCTGGGATGGGATCACGAAGAGAATCAAGACTGGGTCGGCATTAGGGCAGACGAGCTACGCAGGGCGGCAAAGATTCACCGCAGCCGAACACCTTTAGTCGTCGATGGCGTGACCAAAGAAACCGTAGGAAACTTCTGGCGCCAGCATTCCTTTGACCTAGAGCTGCCCAGCATGAACGGCGTCACCATGCACGGCAACTGCGACCTATGCTTTTTAAAGCCAGCTCAACAAATTTTGAGCCTGATTCGGGAGAAGCCTGAGCGCGCAAACTGGTGGATTAAGATGGAGCAACACGCCCAATCCAGCGCCCGTAATACTGGCGCCACCTTTAGAAATGACCGGCCAAGCTACGCTCAGATGCAGGAATTTGCTTTAAAACAAACAGATTTGTTTGACCCAGACGACGAGGGCATCGCCTGTTTCTGTGGTGATTAGTACTACAAAATGTAAAAAGAACCGAAACGTTTTGGTTCTCGATACACTTTAGTTCTCATTTAAGAGATTTACGTACTGACTCAGCTTGCTCGGCGTACATGCCAATTAGTTCTTTCAAACGGTCAATTTCTTCACGCTTGTCAGAGCCGGTCAGCCCTTCGTTGGCGTTAACTTCCCGAATCTGTTTACGCACTGCAGCCATCTTCTTGGATGTCTGGTCGTACAGTTTTGCCAAGGCAATCTTGTCGCCCTTCTCTTCCAGGATTTCCATAACTTTATCCGTTTGATTGGATTCAGCGTAGTGGCGCATGTCAGCAAAGGCCTGGCTAATCTGACGATTGTTCTCATAGAACGCCGTGGCATAGCGCGACTGGTTAGAAGGTAGAGACTTAATCAATCCCAAGCTGGCGCGGTCCAACCACTTTGCATCAGGATAATCACCATCATTAAACGGCATAACGGCGTAATGACTGGTAACGGCAGCCGTGCTACCCAGCCAACCAAAGTAGGCCTTGATTGCGTAGTCCACCTGGACGGGCGACAGCTCACCCTTCTCACCCAGGATAGCAGTCATGCCGCCCAGAGCTATGGCCAGCGGGCTAGTTGTGTCAGCTGCGCGCTCCTGCTTAGACAGACGCTCCATGCCAGCGCTTTCAATTGGCGAGCCGGTGAAGCTATCTTTGTTGGCATACAGGTCTAGCACTGGTTTGAATATCTGCGGCACAGGATTCAAAGCAAACGTATCACCCAGCATGCGCTTGATACTGTCGCCAAACTGTTTGCCTTCTGCTTCCTGGTCAACGATCTGCTCCAGGACGCGCTCAGCCATGGTTCCAAATGCGCCGATTTCAAACGGCTTTGGTACACGGAATGCGAAATCCATACCTGGCAGCTTGAACCACCAGAAATTATCGCGGTCCCACTCGTCGCGTTTCTTGTAGTCTTCGTCGTCTTTAAAGATCATGTACAAAGCCATAGACGCACCGGCCACAGCCAATGTGGTGTAGCCAAATGATTCAGCTTTCTGCTTGTCTGTCTGCTCAATTGGTTTGCCGGTCACGGTGTTGTACAAAACGCGAGCTGTAGGCGTAACGCCATCACGGCCCAGCTTGTACAAACCCTGGATGCGAGCATTCATAAACGGAACCACCTGGGTGACCAACCTAAACGCTGGCCACGAACCCTGCATAGAGAAGTCCAGCAGATCCCTGGCAGCGAACGATGCCTGGAGGTGCGTTAGCTTACGCTCGCGCATCTGGTTATACAAAGCCATGCGGTTAGCGGCTTCAGATTTATTACCCCACTCCTGATACTTATCCCAGGCCGCGCTCAGGCCGGCTTTAATCTTCTCTGGCGTGTCCAGAATATGTTCACCTTTAACACCTTGAGCCAGCAAGCGTTTAATCAGCCTAGACTGGTCGCCCTCATAAGCCGAGCCAAAGTTAAAGATTGCACCGCCAGCCAAAGCAGAAATATGCGCAGGATTATTTTTATCCGTGGCAGCCCAGCCCTCAATCACGTTGGCAAATGGATTGCGTTTTAAATCGCTAACAGCAATTGCCTGGATTGAATCGCGAATCAAGTTGTTTGTCTTGAAAGCGGGGGAAATGGTCACGCCGTATTGCAGCAGATTCTTGAAGTCGCGAGCTACATCCAGAAACTTTGACTTGGGGCCCAGGTAGCCAATCGATGTAATGGAATCCAGCAGCATCGGATCCAGCACTTCAAAGTAGGCGGGCTGACCGTTCATCATTGTCTTGACGACACCTTTGCCGGCCTCGGTGTATTCGGGGCGTAAAGACCCATCACCCACCAACTCACCAGATTTGGTAGACACAACCTTGCCGTCTTCCCAAGCCAAGCCAACTTTCAAATTAGGAATGGCAGCGCCCACTTCCATGGCTGCATCAAGCGTTGCGTTGGATGCCTGATTCTTCATCGACGCAGACAGGATATGACTCCAGTTGCGCAGCGTGTTTTCCATCAGATCGCCAAATGGCTTGTCACTCTGACCCTTTAGTTCAGCACTAAACTTCTGGCTAGTTAAACCAGACGCCGTGGCCGCATCTTGCAGGTCGCCACTCTCCATTTGTTTATAGAACGGAATGTAGAACAGGTCCTGAGAGAAGCGTTCGTATGCCTTTTGATCCATCAGGCCGGCGTTGTAAGCAACATCTAGCACAGATTTATTCAGGGCGTTCATGTCCTTCTGGACTTCTTGATACACCTCTAAGCGGGGCCTACCATTGATTTCACCTTGCACCAGCTGATCACGGTCAGCAAGCAGCGGGGCTAGGTTAGGAGAGCGTTTGTCAATAGGCAGGCGGGACTCACGACCAAGGGCAATCCACATCATGTAGCGGTCTGTCTCAGCACCGACCGGTTTCATCGCTTCAAACAAACCTTTGGTCTTGCCCTTGATATCCAAGGCGCCGCCGTTGTTGTAGACATGGCCGTGCATCAGTAAGCCTTCTAGCGCGCCGTCCACAGTCTTTGACAGACGGGCCATCATGTAGGCCTCTTCGCTGTAGTCTTTGATGGTGCGGTACTGGTCAGCAATACCCTGGGCAGCACGGCGCCAGAAGCCATCTTGCAAGCCAGCAATACGGTCAATGATTGTCTTGGTCTGGGGGTTAAATACTGCGCCCAGCTTCTCAACATAATCCGCATCAAGGTCAGACAGGGCTTCGCGGTTAATAGGCTCACGCTTCTGTAGCTTCTGTTGGGCTGCAGCTTTGACGGTTGCTGCAACCTTGGCCGCCGACTCACCAGCTTCTTTGAGCATGAACATTTCCATCTGCGCATCTTGCGAGATGATTGGCGGAATCGTCATGTCCTTGGCTTTTTGAGCAACTTCATTAGCCGCTTCTAAATACTTCTTGAACGTTTCGTTAGGCAGGTAGCCGGCATTCTTTACCTTGGCATAGAACGCACGGAGCGAATCAGCCAGGCGTTTAAAGAATTGCTCAACCACACCTACGGGTTTGTCAGACGTCAGCGCCCAACGGGAAACCTGGTCGGCGTACCACTCTTTAAAGTTAAACCAATACGAATCCATGTCGGCGGCCATAGCGCCTTCACTAATGTCCGTGGTTTTTGCCGTTGTCTTGGCGCGCAAAGAATTGACCAGCTCACGAGCAGTCTTGCCTTTGGTAGACGCCAACCACTTGTCGTATTCAGCTTTGATGGCCGCTTGGGTTTCAGCGGGCGCTTTGTTAAACACCTCAAACTGGTGCATGTGTCCCATTTCGTGCGCCAGAATTTCTAACATTGATGTAATGCTAGAAGACGGCGTCATGGCAATGTAGTAATCCCCATTAGGCATCTGGCGCATAGAGCCAGCCGAACGGTAGTCCAGGGCAGCAGAACCAACGGCGCGCCACTGTCCCGTCATGTTGTGTGCATCTACGCGGGCATCAGGGATTGTTGTGATGTAGATATTGTTAGTGATGCCCAACAACTCTTTCCAGCCTTTGACCACGCCCGCAATTTTAGGCGGCATATTCTTGGAAAACGCCAACCCATTTTTGTCAAATTTAATAAATGGATTCTCAGCTTCTGCCTGTGCATCGGCTGTTTCCAAATCTAATTTAACCTGACGCAACTCTTTGGTTTCGGCTGCTGTTAAACCGTTGGTGCCTTGTTGCGTATCAATATCAAAGTTGTTGCGGGTAAAATCTTTGATAGCCACATAAACCGGATTGCCTGTTCGTTTGTTCCAACCACGAACCAAAGCCAACGATCCACGCTGCCAGACCACCTGGCCGTTCACGCCTTCGGCTCCAGCATCTACAAAAGCAATCTGCTCTGGCGTAGCATCCCGCAACATGTACAAGAACTCACCTCGGTCAGAGTACTGGACATTCTTAGCCAGCACGAAACGGCCTATCTGGATAACGTCGTCAGCAGCTATCACAGGCTGCTTGGTTGCCCGGTCATAGAAGTAGGAATGACGCAGCGGATCAAAGCTAACCTGTGACCATGCCTTATCTTTCAATAAGCGCTGGACCATTGCATAGGCTTCTTCAGGTGTAATGTTGACCCAGTTACCTTCCATGGTTTGCTGGGGTGACTTGTTGCCCTGCGGCACAACACTGCCACTTGCGCTAATCTTGGGCTCAGCCTGGGTGGCCACCTTCATGGCGGCCTTTTGATTGCGGATAGAGAACCGTACGTTCTGTATGCGGGCAGCGCTTGAGTAACTGATGGGTGATTTAGGATTATTTTCTGGATGGATAGCAACAACGCTACCTGTCAAACCCTGAGCTTTAGCGCGGCCCAGGGCATTAATATCCATGCGCAAACCAACCGGCGTACCGTCAGCAATTGGCGCATTCATTTTGGATATCTGGTTAGTCTGCAAAACCAGCTTCATGTCAGATTGAGACATGGGCCGCTCAGGGTTTGGAATTGTGCCAATAGGCATGTAGAAATCTACATACTCATCAAACTGTTCTTTGGTAATGCGGCCAGCTTGTAGTTCGCGAGCAGCCAACACAACCTGTTCGTTGCGATTTTCTTTGAGCGTAAAACCCTCTGGCTTCTTGAGCTTTGGAGGTGCCTTGGGCTTTGCTGGTTCGGCAAAGATATCTCCCTGACCTTGGGCCGCGGCAACATCAGCATCACGGTCGCTACCTGTCAGGACAAAGTCAGCAGCGGCTTCGTCGGCTTTAGCTTTCTCTTCCGCAGCGCGCTCGGCAGCTTTCCTGTCCTTTTCCGCTTTGATTGCAGCATCTTGCTTGGCCACAATCTCTTCAACGGAAGGTTGGGTTAGCGTGAGTTCAGCTCCCGCATCGCTCGGTTCGCCAGTATCCTGGACGCTATCTTCACGGCCTCGGGCGATGGCTCCTTCGAGGGCTGACTTGAAGGCTTTGTAGTAGGCTTGGACTGATTGGTTTTCTGTTTCATAAAAGACCTCTTCTCTCATTGATTCTGTATCGATGCCAAGCTCATCGGCCTGGGCCAGCAGCGCGCGCACTTCAGCCTGGACGTCAGGGTCGGCAGCTTCGTAGCCGGTGCCGTCAAAGTCAGACATCTCATAACCCAGCTCTTCATCGACGGGGGAATACAGGGATGCCTCTTCTTCTGCTTTGCGGTAATCTTCAAAGCGCTTTTCTTCGTCGCGCTTGGCCATTTCTTCTATATCTTGTTGGCGATACTGCGGCTTCTTGACGCTTTCCGTAATCATGTTGCGGGCGTCGTTCTGGGTAGCTTTATCACCCAGGTAGCCGGCTGCTTGAAGCTTGGTGTAAGCCTCTTCCATCGTCATGCCTTTGCCTTCGCCAGCAAACAGGTAACGATTACCAACACGGACATTCTTGTCCATGCCCAGGTCAGACATTTCAGTTTTAACTATGCCGCCTTCGCTGGTGATGTACTCGTGGGCAGACATTGGCGTACCCGTAGCCGACGTCTTGGCCAGGCCTAAACGTTTAGCTTTAGCTTCATCAGCAGCAATCTGCTTGGGCGTCTTGGGCGCCAGGATGAAACCCTTCCCGTTTTTATTGGGCAACACGCGCATTTCAGGATAGTTCTTACGCGCCATATCTGCTGACTTGCGGGTTTTAAACGGTACGCCGCCTTCAGTAACGGGCTGCGGTGCTACCGCCAACTTACCCTTGTCATCCAACTCGCGCTTGGCAGATGCGTCGTGGCCAATGTTGTCAGGGTGGTTAAAGTAATCCACCTTTGGTTCTTTAGGCTTAACCACTTTGGCGGGCGGGGCCAGGCCCAGCTCATCCACTTCAGCCTGGCTAAGTTGTGGATACTCTTCCCGAACTTCAGCAGTCGTTGTTGTTTTGCGCGCCTCTGGGGATATCACGGTAAAGACAGGCTTACCATCTGTTGACATCAAGCGAGGCGTCACCACTTCTGGAGGCTGAGCCATTCTGGCTGTAGGATTCTGAATGACTGTATATCCATCGCGTTTTAAAGCGTCGTACAGCTTGGCAGCATCTGGTGTTACCGAGTTATCAGAAGTAAATTTCAAGCCGCGGCGCTCAGCTTCTGCCACTGCATCTTTATAAAGCTGTATAAATTTACCGGTTCCACCTACGCCACCGTTGTCTACATAAATGGGGTACAGACGGTTGTCTTGCATGCCAAACGTAGCGGTGCCCGTGGTGCCCTTTTTGTCCATTTGAATTTGGAAAAAGAAACCAGGAACCATTTTGCCGGCATTGGCATCTTCAACTTGCTGCTCTTCAAACTTAGGTTTTTCAAGCGTTAGCTCTGGCGTAGGCGTAACAACAACAGGCTTTTCTGCTTTTGGCTGGGGCGTCAGGTTGCCCTTCTTGTCCAGCTTTAGCTCATATCCCAATTCACCCAATGCTTCACGTTGACGTACGTTATTCATAATCGGGTCACGGCTGTATTCGGTAGCCATGATCCCATTCACGCGAGCTTGAATATCTGTCGCCGCAGCAGCCTTCTTATCCTGCTCGGCTTTAGCAGCGGCCGCAGCCTGGTCTGCCTGGCGCTGACGGATAGACGCCATTAAATCTTCGTTAGCCGTAGTCCCAGCCAGGGACTGACGCACCTCATCAGCCCTGCGACCTTCGGCAATCTTCGCCTCTTGAGCTGCACGTTCAGCGGCAATATCTCGGCCTGCTGGCGGGATAGGGGTAACGACATCATTACCCTTTTTGTCTTGCGTAATCTGGTAGCCCAGCATAGCCAGCTGCTCATCACGACGAATAACATTCAGGGCCGGATCGCCGCTGTATGTGGCTTCGGCCGCAGCTTTAGCTTCAGCATCACGCTTGGCTTTGGCTTCTTTCTCTGCCTGGATGCGCACCTCTTCGTCGGCAGCAGCTTTCTCGTCTGCACGGACGCGAGCGGCCTGCATCAAATCTTCATTACGTGGGGCAGCTTGTTGCTCAAACAAACCAGCAGCGCGTTCTTGTGTAGCACGTTGTGCGTCCAGCTCATCTTGTCTAGCTTTAGCGGCGGCAGCTTCACGCTCACGGGCCGCACCCATGACATCAGCACCCATGCCCTGACGGCCAGCAGCTTGCTCCTGGAACATCTCGGCGGGTGTTTTTCCGGTTAGGGAAACAGGCGGTTTGTATGCTTCTGGCTCAGGTTCTGGCGTAACTGTAGGCCTGCGTAAAGCGCCGGAAGCAGCACCGCCAACACCACCCAAAGCAGCACCGCCAAAGAATGCCTCTTTGTATTCGCGCATAGCCTCTTCGCCCTTGAGGGGTAGGCCTGCTTGCCAACGTTCACCCATTTGCTCCAGCACTTCGGTAGGGGCTTCTGCCACCACACCAACAGTTGCGCCCGTAGCAGCGCGTACACCAGCACGTTTGGCCAGCTCAGCTGCAACTTGCTGCCCCAGAATCTTTTCCGGAACTTTGCCAAAACCAAGTATTAATCTATCAGCAAAATATCCAATAGGAGCAGTGGCTGCCGCAGTTCCAAATGCTTTGCCAGGCTCTAGGGTTTCGCCAGTCCTACCCTCTTCGGCTTGACGGCGCATGAAGTTACCAAACTGCTGCAGGCCATATGTACCAATACCAGCCAATGGTCCCACCACGGGAGCAAGTGGTCCCGACACGGCAGCAGCACCAACACCCGCAGCCACAGGTATAGCCATAGATGGGGCGCTTTGTAATGCCTGCTCAGTAATGTAGGACGGCAGCTTCTTGGCCGCAGCCATCAGACCTTGCTCTTGATATGCTTTTTCCAGATCAGCAAACGATACACCCTGGGGTTTGCTTGCTTCTGCTTTAGCCTGTGCGCGAATGTCTTCTGCTTGTTTGCTAGCAGATTCTTTCATTCCCAGGGCTGCTTTAATACCCAACCCAATACCAGATGCGCTTTCGGGTACGGCTTCAAAGCCACGGACCGCAGCAGCTTTAGCACCACCTAGAAAGGTAGGCTCAGCGGGTATAGGCTCAGCCTGCCCCTGCAAACTCTTGATGTATGTTGCAAGTTGCGTTGCCGCCTGAACGTCACCTGCCGCATGCGCATTTTGTAGCGCACGGTAAAGAGTCTGCATGTCTGCCATAGCCCAACCTTATTTTGCGTATTGATTTACCAAGCTCTCAATGTTTGAAGGCAGGTCAGGCATGATGCCCGCGTTGCGCTCAATCTCTTGCATGATAGCTTTAGCTGCTGCTTTCTTGGCAGGATCTTTACTGAAATAGTACTGTTGTGCAGCGTTTTTATACGGCTCGCTTTTCTCAACCAGGGCTTGACGCTGCAACGCAACCTTGTCCTGGGCTGTGGCGCCCCTGGTTCCGGTCTTGATGCGCTCAATATCTACCAACATTTGCTCGGCAGCCTGGGGGTCTTTAGCTTTCAGCGCGCCGTACTGGGACAGCAGGCGCTCAGTTTCACCTGGACGGTTGGCAGCTGCAGTTTGAATACGTTGGACCTCTAGTGCATTCAAGTTGCGCTCTTTAGCAATCTGCATTTGAACGGCATTGCTAGCGGCCTGGTTAGCCAAATTAACGTTGCCCTGCATCTGTGAGCCCAGCACACTGGCGCCAGTAGTAGCTGATGTGTCGCGCATTCTGGTCAGCACATCGGCAACTTTATTAGCTCCGGCAATACCTTCTGTACGACGGGCAACATCTACCGCGTTACGCAATTCCATCTCTTGTTGTTGCATCTTCAAATCTTCAGCGCGCTTCTGGGTTTGCATAGCTGTATAAGCTGGAGCCAAACCAGATAAACCTTTGGACTGACCGGCTTGGCCAAACACGCGGATCAAATCATCTAAACCGGATGGTCTAGATTTCTCATACAAGTCACGAGCCGCTTGGATTCGTGACTCTTGTTCTTCGCCGCCACGACCTGTCACGCCCATGGCTGCTAAGCGCGCTTGGTTTTCTGTCAGTAAAGTTGATTGATCTGGGGCTTTCAAAGCCGTAGCTACAGCGGCGGCCGCGGCTGGGTCACTTAATGCGGGAATGTTTGGTGTACCTGGTACGCCCACATTTAAAGGCTCTTGCACTGGGCCCATCTGTTGTGTCGCTGGCTTTGCGCCTTGCTGCGCACCAGGTGGGCGAGGGGGTGCAGGCGGGCGAGGAGGGGCCGCAGCCAGCACATTTGTTGCTTTGGTTTGGCCGTAAGGAATGATCATATCTCCAGCGGCAGGAGCAGCAGCCATTAATTGCTTAATGCCGCCAACGTCTTTGGCGCCTGTCGCAGGACGATCCGCGCCGGCAGCTGACATTTCTTTTGCATACGCAGCCTCAACAGCAGCCAAAGCTGATTGTGCTTTTGCCAATGCATCTTGCGCCGCTTGGTAACCTTCTGGGTCATTCTTACGCTGAGCTAAACCATAAGTTCTAACTTTGGCTTGAGCTTCTTTGGCCGCCTCACGGGCACTATCCACATCACCACCGGAAGTAAAGGCAACAATGCCACCGCCGTCATAGTTAAAACGTACAGGCACGTTGGCCAGGCCGCCACGGGCCATCATCATTTCTGCGTCTGGTTGCATCTCTGGCTCTGGCGTACCTTCTGGTACAGGACCTGCTGGTGGGCGCTGCCCCATTTGCCCCATTTGCTGCTGCTGAGCCATACGCTGCTGGGCCATTTGCAAACCCATCAAGCCGGCCTTCTGCTCAATCTGTTCTTTTACACTAGGCTGCGGGCCTTGAACACCGCCTTGCATAGCTTTCATTTTCTGCGCACGTTGCAGCTGGGCTTGGATTTCTCCCGTTGCCAACCAAGGTGGAATTAAATCCGGGGCAAATCCATCAGCAAACTTTTGTAATTGTGCCGGGCCCATGCCCTTTGCAAGTTCTTGTGCTTTAACGAGATTCATATTTCACCTTCACTTTTTAACGCCAAGGTTGGCCAGTGTTTTATATAAAGAAGCTAAACCTGCCACATCACTCTGCACTTTTGATATCGCATCCTGATTAACCGCAGTAGTAGAAGCGCCAATTGGCAAGCCTTCAACCAATTTACGCTGGAACTCAACCATGTTAAATGGATATGCTTGCTGCTGCTCAAACTGAGCCTTGTCTGCTGCAATACCTTGCTGCTCAATATCACGCTGGGTTTGACCGGCTGCCATCAGATCGGACAATGATTTCAATCCATAATCAGCGCTGTATTGACGCGATGCTTCGGTTGCTTTCTGCGTATCCAAGCCGCGGCCTTGCTCGGCATTGAACTGAGCCATAGCTTTGTCGTAAGCGGTGTTATACCCGGTGCCGGTAATGTTGGCCAAGTTTGCGCCCAAAGCGCGCTGGGTTTCGGCATCCATAATTGCACCGCGTGAACCACCAAACGCGCCAGCTTGCGTCATCTTGGCAGCGTTTTGCTGCTGGGTAATCTGGGACTGGCGACGGGCCTCATCAATCTGCGGCTGTAAAGCTGCCGTCAGATATGGATTCATGTACTTGTTGGCTTCAGCTGTACCAAACGTTCCGCTTGTAAAAGTTGCAGGTTGGTATCCACCTGCTGCTACATCGCTGATGCCAGCAAAACCTTGCTGCTGCAAGTTAGAAGCACCGGCCGTGAGCGGTCCACCAAAAACCTGCTGCGGAGCATTGGCTAAAGCAGCGCCTTGACCCAAGAAGTTGGTGACGTAATCGCCAGCCCAGGGTGACAAGGTAGAAGTTTTAGATGTATCTAAAGGCACACCACCTGCAGATGTTGCAGTATTTGCTACCGTGCTTCCTGTAGCGCCATTAAATCCCTTGACCGACCCGCCCGCCGCATAAGCCGCGGCCAAGCCACCAGGCATAAACTTGTCAGCGTTAATCTTTTTACCTTGCTTTTCGTTACCAGTCCGTGCCTTACGAATACGGGACATCATCTGATACAGCTTGTCGGCGCCAGCTTCTGAGTTGCCGTTACCCAAGTGGGACACGACGTCAGCTGGAATTACAAACTCACCGTGGCTTAAAGCCGCGGGTTGTTCACCGTCAATGTTGGCTGGGATTTTGTCAGCCATACCATCTGTGCCGCCTTTTAAGTATCGGGCGGAAGCAATACCACCAGACGCCATGCCAATTTTATAGTTGGGGTTCATAAGTTGCTCTTGTGTAGGTATCGCCGCAAGACCGACCGGTGCCGTGGTGCCGGTTGCGCCCGTTGTGGTGCCTGTTGTAGCGCCTGTTGTGGTTGCCGGCGGATTCCACGGCATCTTCATAGTAGTGTCGTAGGTATTCACCGGTGCCGTATATTTGGGCGCAGCTGCCAAAATACCGGCGGTTTGTGCGGCGGCTGCATTTTGGGCTGCCGTTAATGCAGCTGCATCGCCTTGCTTGGCAAATTTAGGATCGGTAAAGTATTGGCGCCCAGCTGCACCAGGACGACGATTGACATCGCTATATGGCACTTGTTCGCGCACTACGTCCAGCTTAGGTACTGGTACGTTGTACCCACCCTCTTGGTCGCCACCAATAGATTTTGCTGCCGCCAATGCCGTGACTATGCCGGCCCCGTTGTTAAGCAATGACTGTATAACTTTTGATGCATTGGAGCCTAAATTTTTAGCCGCCCATGCTATGGCGCGGTTGGCCGCAACAGAGTTCCCTTTGGCGTCAGCGCTTTCGGTATTACTAATTGGATTGCCGCTTTTATCTACCGTAAGAGTAGAGCCGTCATCATATTTATACGTAATGTTACCGGACGCATCTGTGTCTGCTGTGGCGGTTTTAGTCGTCACATCGGTTTTAAACCATTCGCTGGTATCACCTAGTGGCGACGAATAGGAGTCATATGTGATATTGCCTGGAGTCGGCATGAAGTACTCATATGGGTCGTATGAAGACACACTTTCGTCGGTTTCAGTACCGTCGTCATACCAGTTTCCGAGTTCATCTTGTGTTAAAGCCATCTTGAGTCCTTAGCGTAGTAGTTTTAGCAGATCGTCTACCGTCATCTGCTCCGCCAGCAGGTCATCAAGGTGCCCGCCGGTAGCCATTTTAGTCTTATCCTTCGATTTCTTGTCATCTTTTTTTGGAGGCTCTTCTGCTAAAAGCTCCTGCAAAGTTGCCAACAAATTAAAGCTATCCATGCCCCCCGCATAAATGGGGTCTGTTTTTTCACCGGGGTCGGCAATCCCACTAACGGGCATGGTTGTTATTACTTCGGTGGGTATTTTTTTGCATACCCCGTCAATGCGCACATAACCTGGTTGGCAGATGGGAACGCACACGCCATTGACTTTTTCAAATCCTGGCTGGCACTCGGTGGTTTTAGGAATAGGTACGCACTTACCTTCGGCATTCCGCACCTGACCAACTGGGCATTCTTTTTCTGCTTTTTCACACACGCCGGTTTCTAAGTTGCGGATGTAGCCTTCTTTACAAACCGGCACACAGGTGCCGTTAACTTTTTCATAGCCAGTTTCGCATTTGCCATCATCGTCAGGAACGCACAAACCCGTAGCATCTTTATGAAAACCGACAGCGCACTCGTCAGTTTCAATAGGCACACACTTCTTTAGTTCTTCGTCGTAAACCTGACCGGTTGGGCATTTCTTGTCTATGATTGTGACGACCGGGATACATTGACCTGTAGCTTCATCACGCGAATACCCTTCTTTGCAGACGGGTACGCAAACGCCGTTAACTTTTTCATATCCGGTTTCGCACTCGTCAGTCGTAATAGGCACACATTTTTTTAAGTCTTCGTCATACACTTGACCGGGGGGACATTTTTTATCCACAACCGTAACTACCGGAATACATTTACCTGTAGCCTCATCGCGCTCAAAACCTTCTGGGCATGAATCATCTAAAATCGGTACGCACTTCTTTAGTTCTTCGTCGTAAACTTGACCGGGCGGGCACTTCTTATCCACAATCGTAACGACTGGAATACACTTGCCTGTTAATTCATCGCGCTCATAACCTGTTGGGCATGAGTCATCTGCAATAGGTACGCATTTCTTTAAGTCTTCGTCGTACACAGACCCGGTCGGGCATTTCTTATCTACAACCGTGACGGTACCAAGATCGGTAGTTCCATCGCCACCCGTAGTTGTGTCGGTTATGGTTGTAGGTAAAACACACTGGCCGGTTACAGGATCGCGCACCTTGCCGTCTTTGCATGCTTCTACCAATACAGTTGGGATGCCGTCATTTCCATCGCCACCCGTAACTACGTCATTTCCAGTACCCCCAGTAATTACATCATTACCAGTGCCACCAGTAACGGTAACCGTATCATCTAACGCGTTGATCATGTCCAGGATGTCCTGGTTGCTAAGACCGCTATCCGCAAGTTGCGTAGTGTTTGTAATACCAATAGTGGCCAAGAAGTCGGCAAACTCATCGGCGGTTCGGGTTGTATCTAATTGGTCAAGTGTGCCAAGAGAATTATTAAATAAAGCTGCATCAGCCTGGATGTTTGCGTCGCCCGTTAGATTGGTTACGGCCGCGTCAGGTTTAAACCATGCGTTAGCGGTAATGTCGTAGTAGGACCCAGCCGGCTTGTCATCTGATTCCGAGATGGAAAGCAACGTGTAGCCCAGAGGTGCTTTAACACTAGATGCATTAGAGCTTTCCGCATACGTAGGAACGCCGCCCACATCTGTTCTAAAAACGCCATCGCCAGTCGAGGCAAGTTGTAATCCTGTAGGCAGGCCAGAAATATCGGTGCTTGTGGTAGTTGTGTCGCCGCCCGTGTCATCGCCGGTGCGACCACTGGTGGTTAAACTATTGAGCAACCTCATGTCTCGTCTAAAGTCAGCTAAACCTTGAACGCCACCGGTTTGGTAAGCGTTTAACTCCCCGGGTTGTAGCTCCGCCAAGTCTTCGTCAGACAAAGTGGTAATGTTTGCGCCAGTTGTAGAACCCGTAGTAGCCCCAGCTGTAGAGCCTGAAATACTATTGGAAAGATTCACGGCTTCGCCAAGTGCCCTGGTGTCTCCGTTCTGAATGCGCGTAATTAAACCTAAAGCCCGACCCGCCAACACTGTGTCGCTACTGCCGGCAAGCGTGCCTAAGCTTGTCAGAACACCAGCGGTATTACCCGAGCTGGCAGCCGATGCTAATTGGGCTGCAGTCATGGCATCTTTGGCGGTAAACCCACCAACATTCACATTACCCAAACCTAATAAGTTTTGTACGTCTGTATTGCCAGCCAGCGCTGTGATTGCCCCCAGACCATTCCCAGCATCTACCGCCTGTCCTACACGCAACGCCGTATTAACGTTTTGCATTCCAGGAACTAATCCCGTTGCGCCAATAGCCGCTTGCGTCCAATTACCAGTTCTAGCCGCATCAGCAACATTGATTGCAGCAAGAATTTGTCCGGCACCAGGGATAAAAGACAAGCCAATTTTTAACAGGTCTAGGTCGCTAAAGGTGTTATTTTGGCGACGATCTAACACCGCTCCGTCATCTTTGCGAATGAAATCAATGTACCCTGGAATGCTTGAAGTCTGCCAGCTGGCATACTCCTGGGGTAACTGGGCGATCTGTGTCTCAATATCATCGCCTTCAACAACCATCTGACCGGCTTGTCCAGTTAATCCCGAATTAGTTATGTTGTCAGCAGGTGGGGTGGTTGTGGTAACCGGATACCCATTGGAATCAATAATGTTGCCGCCAGGCGTTCTAAACGTGCCATTACCCAAATCTACAAGCTTCGGTTCATAGATTGTCGTTTGTGTAACAGGGGGCTGTCCGTCACCAATAGTTTTAAATAAATCGGTTTCTGTCGTTGGCGTATTGATAATATTATCTGTAAACGTCTGGGCATCTGTGTTTGTAGTTGACGTTGTGGGGGTGGTTGCCCCTACGTATGTGTTGTAGTAGTTAGTGACGTCTGGCTCAGCAATAGAAAAACGGTTAGCAAGCATCCCTGCCAAACCTGCGTTGGCTTCCAGGCCGCCAATAGACTTTACAGCCGCAGCAACATCTTCAGCCGTAGCATCTGGGTTTTGGGAAAACCACCAGTCAACTTGTTCTTGTGTTAGTGCCATTTAAAACCTTACGGGGGCGTTGGGCGTGGGTCAGGTAACTTAGCAATAAAGTTAACTGCCATTACTACGGAAGCTGCGGCTGGATACGGGGCAGAGGCTGGAATAGACTCTAGCGTTACATTTGTATTATCTGCGGCCCACTGCATCTCAATGTATTCATTAGCCGCCAAGTCAATGTTGAAGTTCCAAGACACGTTCATGTGGTTGTCTGAACCTTCAACGGTATATTTATGAGCAGAATAACCAATCGTAACGTTGTTTCGCTTGATCCAAATCTGCACATCTTTGGCTGAAGCGTTTGAGCTTTTTAACTGGGCCGACAGTTGGAAGTTGTAAACCCCACCCACAGCCACCTCAATTTTAGAAGTGCTGGCAGTCTGTAGGGCTACGTTGTTGTTTAGGTATGTCTGGTTAAATGTAATGGGGTAGCCCGTGTCCACCGCCGCCAACGTTTGGTCTACTGTGCTGAAGAATAGCCCATTAGGGTTGTTAATTAAACTAGGATCAATTGAGCCAGAGGTCATCAACTGCGTGGTTAACGCATCAATCCTGTTGAAGTACAGACGCAAGATGTTTAGCATCTGGTCAAAATATATACGGTTGTACTCTTCCGGAGGTAGCGGCAAGTTAGGTGCGGCTACCTTATTAAGCTCAAAATCCGACGTAATGATGTAGGTCATCGTCTGCCGTCCGGTCTGATGTCAATACGGGTAGCACCCAACTGCCACGTTGTTCCAAGGTTTGTAGAACTTACCTTCAAGATAAGCTGACGACCACGAACCCGTGTATTGATCTGGCCTGTAAAGCCTTCAGTCACCGTGTACTGAGCGCCGGTCTGTTTGGTGACATTGCCTGTTACCGCCGTGCCAGTTCCAGAGCCTGAGTTTTGCAAAGGATAGAGCGTGTAAACAACTTGCGGCGTAGGAGAGGCATCTGATCCTGAGAATGTTAAGTCAGGCAACATACGATATACAAATCCAAATCTGTCTCCGTCATCAATGTCAAACTCAGAAGAGGATATGTAAGCTTCAATACCTGCTGGCGTACCTGTCTCGTTATTGTCTAAGCCAAACTCTTGATCAACCAAGTTGTAATTGTACGTAGCGGCAATAGGGAAATCCCTTAGACCGGAGTCAAGCCAAGCTGTGCGCTCCATCGTGCCGTAGTACCAGATTTTTTCAAGGTAGTTGTACACCACATAACGATTAGCAATCAAGCTGCCAGCCGCGCAATAGAACCACCAGATTTCGTTGAAACCCTCGTTGGTACTGGCAAAAACTTGCTGGTTTTGTTGAAGGTTAATGTCCTGATATACATACCTGCGGAGGTCGCATGGCAGTGTTTGTAAGCGCCCATCGTACAGATAGAACTTATCCACGCCCATCCAGTACACCACGCCAGAAGCTTGAGTTGCTGCGTTCTGACCAAGGATAGAGATGTTATCTCCCATCAACTGACTTGACCAAACCACTGGCGGGCCAATGTATTGGAGAGAATAGATGGCAGAATCAGTCCACACCAAAATCTCTTGACGGGTCTGAACGGCAGTCACAATGCTAGAGCCGTGCGATAAAGTAACACTACCAGCCTGATTGGTTGCAGAAGGTGTCCAATTAACCACAGACTCCTGATCCGACCAGCGAATCAACATAGGATTTTGCGTGGTAGAGCCGTAGTCATTACAGCCAAACGCAAACACAAAACGGCTGATGTCAGATACAAAGACAAAGTTCTGAACGATTGGGCAGTCTGATGCGCCCGACAGACTTACGATATCTACACCGTTAGGCATGATGTAGTGATCGCCAGACTGCGTTCCTGTCGTAGTAATAGCCGCTCCGCCAACAGTAGCCGCTAAGTTAAAAGTATTGCCACTAGAGTTAATGACGTAGTAGATGGTTCCGGGAGACAAGCCAGTCGGTAACGCAGCAGGATACCCACTGTTTGTAAGAATGACTGGAGAGCCATTAGGCAAATTAAAAACGGCAGTAACCACCGCAGGAGAAGCTATGGTGACTGTAACCAAAGACGGGGCTACACCATAACCAGCATCCCAGTAGTAGATTGGGCCACCACGGTAGGCATAAACCAAGTCTTCACCAAAGTTGTTCTGGCTCCATAGACGCAAAGCAGATGTAGATGTGCCACCAAATCCCCAAGTGCCTGCACCCCATGTACCAGCACCCCAACCGGCTAGTGGGATTTCGTATGCGTCACCTGTGTTAATTTGATAGATAGCATTAACAGTCGTTCCTCCGCCAGCCGCCACAGTAGAAGTAGCCGCAGTGGTTGCAGTAATTGTGTAGGTATTAGCATCTACATAAGTAATAGAATACTCACCGTTTAAATCAAGGCCACCTACGGGAGCTACGTTGCTAAACGTTACAAAGTCACCTGTGATTGCACCGTGGGATGCGTCTGTAACAGTAACTAAAGTAAGCAGGTTAGTTGTGGCAAACGGGTTATTTAGGATAGCTCCTGCCCGAATAGGCGTAATATCGTTGTACTCGCCACCCA